AAAGCCATCAAAGAAATATGTTCAAAGATATTTTTTTGTAATGAAGCATTAATTACAGGATTGTTTTTTGCAATATTCGTACTCATAAAGTTTACATGAGCTGTAATGTGAGCTCTGTGATCTTGTCCTTTAAATGCTTGGAATGGAATACCACTTAATGCATCAATATGTTCTAAAGATGGATCTTTAGGTTGAGGTGGTTGTGGTTTCTTTAAAATTAAATCTATGTTCTTAACTCCTAATGCTTCATACATATTTCTGTATGCTGCATACAAATTATGAATTTGTGGATTTGATTGAGCAAGTTGTAATTCAGTTTGTGCTAAAGATATTCTTTGAGTTTGAGAAAATATATTTGGATCTGCAACGGGTAAAATATCTACCTTGTCATCAAAGTCTGCTTGTTTAATTACTCTTTGACCTCCAACAACATCATATGGATATTCTTGAGGTAAATAGAGTTTAAATACTCTAGCTAATAATTTAAATTCATTTTTAAGTGATACATATAATCTTTTGTGAATCGCACTCATGGTTCTTGATCCACGTTCAAGCAATGCAACTGTCGTCCCCACTGCAGCTTGTTGATTACCCTCACCTACTTGCATGTCAGCTATAGATGCAAAACGCTGACCAGCTTGTACAACGACACCCATAAGTTGAAGAAGTGTTGCACTTGGCTCTTTAAATGGAAGTGTCATAAACGCATCTCTTATGTTTCCACCAGGAGCATCTACATCTCTGAATTCACCAGGTTGTATAGATTGTGCATCATCTCTAATTCTGATTCCTCTTTGCTTAAATCCAGCAGGTAAGTTTGATAACGTTCCTGCATCCAATAAACTTCTTAAAGCTGATGTTGCTGTTCTTGATAATCCACCAATCATGTGGATTAAACCAAATCCATAAAATCCTAAACCAGGTAAAAATTTAAAATGAACAAAGTATGAAATCTTTTTTCTTAATGGATCACCAATTTCATAGTTTCTTCTGATCGATAAAATTTGTCGAGAGTTTTCTTCGATCGTTACAATATAAGGTAATTTAATACCAGTAATTTCCCCATCGGGTCCTCGATCTTCAAAACCCTCGATGTCTAAGTTAACATGACATTCAAGTAATGTGAAGACATCTTCGTTCTTACCTGTTTGTCTCATACCTTCTAACTCATGTTCTTTTTTATCTAAATCTGTTTCATTGTCATAACCAGGAGTAAGTTCTATATCTCTATAAAATCCTGCGACTTGTTGTTTTCTTAAATCATTTCCAGAAGTTTTAATTCGATGAATAATTGATTCCGCATCATCTAATGAGGTAGCTGCATACGGAACAATTAAATCATCAGCAGGAACAAACTTTGATACAGCTCTTCCTAGTAATTCATCATAATAAACTTTTTTAAATGCAGAACCTGATAGTGGTAAATAAAATAACATTTGATCAAACTCAGTTTCATACTCTGGCATTTGATCCATCAATTGATAATTCATAAATTCTTTTACTCGTTCTGCTTGAGTAGATTTTTCAGGTGATGGTGCTCCAACCGTTTGAGTTCTTACTGGTCCTTGAGCCGGGAGCAATTCTTTATAAGCCAATGCTTGGAATTGAGTAACCGCTTCTGCTAGAACAGGGTGCGTGGCTCCTGAAGCTCCTTGGAAGGGTTCTGTTTTTTGTTCATACTTAAATCCTAAAAGATCTAAACCTTTTATGTAAGCTTGTTCCCAATCTTGTCTTGAAGATTTATAGTCTGAATAATTTTGATGTAATTCTGAACCAAGAGGCATCAATATTTCCTCTGGTAATAACTCAGCTAGATTGTCGTAGTGTCCTTCTGTTTGAGCCTGGTTGAAGGCTCCTGGTTCAAAATTAATTTCTACACCACCATCTTCCATGGGTGTAATTTCAGTTTCACCTTGATCAGGTAATTCTTCTCTTAATTCAATATTCTCTTCGGCCGCTGTTTCAGGACCTTCAATTTCAATTTCTTTTCTAACTTCGTTTGGAAGTGCTTTGTCGATTTCTGCCATTAATTTTCTCCAGTTTTACATCTTTAACAGTATTATACTCAATATTCAAGCCCTGTGATAATGGCCCTGACTTTGGTGGTACAGTTGTTGTAAGTCTTTTATACTTACTTGGGTGTTTAAATACAAATGTCATTTACCAATAATAAGTTCGTTTTTTTCTTGGAAGCTCCTCATCTTTATAGTCTTCTGGATGAATAATCAAGCCCCCTTGTCTAAATCTCATTAATGCTTGAGTTGTACTATCTACAAGATCGTCGTGATCTCCATATGGAAATGATGCACACTCTTCAATTACTTCTTGAGCAAACTCTCTATCTTTAGGAGCCCAAACCATTCCAGACTCAAACAGTGGGGCTACAGAATTTACACGGCTGTGTTTGTCGTTACCTTTGGAGGGAGTATAATTAACGACGGGTATCCCCATCTGTCTGAGTTCGTATGTCAATGGAAGACCAGAAGCTTTTGCTTCAACTAAAACTGTTTCAGGTTGCCAGTAATCATATTGCTCTTTTGCAAGACGTCTTAGTTCAGGAAACTCTAAACGTTCTTTTAATGCATCAAGCAAAATTATATGTTGAGGATCACCTTCATTCTCTGCAAAGATTCCCCAAGTAGTAATAGCAGAATAGTCGGCTGTTTCTTTTTTTAAAAATGCAGTATCATAACTTTGAATGACATGAAGTAATGGAGGTAAATAATCTTTATCCCAATTTTGCCACCACTCACGTTTTAGTAATGCACCTTCTTCTGCAGTTGGGTTTTGCATATACTGTGCATTCCATTTTGCAATACCAGCAGATGCTTTTACTTTTTCTAATTCTTCTAACTTCCAATATTCTGGCCATACAGGTTTATTGTTTGGCATGACTGCAGGAAACTCAATCACTTCCCATTGATCTGCTTTCTCTTCTTTTGCTCCAGCGTTTACAAGTTGTGCTGTTAAATCTTTTGTTGACCACCTCGTCATTACGACAACAATTGCTCCACCGGGTTGAAGACGTTGTCTTGGTCCTGATGTATACCATTCATATGCATTATCAAATGCAGTAGGTGAGTTTACATCTTGCTCAGAATGTGGATCATCGATAATGAGTAAGTCAGCACCCCTCCCGGTCACTGCACCCTGGACACCAACTGCAAAATATTCTCCACCACCATTTGTTTCCCAACGTCCTGCAGCTTTTGAATCTTCTCTGAGTCTTGTTTTAAATAAATCTTGATATTCTTGTGAGTCAATTAATGTTTTAGCTTTTCTACCAAAACGAATTGCAAGTTCTGCTGTGTGAGTTGCTTGAATAATTTTTAAATTAGGTCTGTTACCAATCATCCAAGCGGGTAAAAAATAAGATGCAAATTCTGATTTAGTATGCCTAGGTGGCATATTAATAATTAATCTTTTACATTCACCAGTTCTAATTCTATTAAATGCATCTGAAATTTTTTTATGATGGTACCCTTCAATAAATTCTGGCCAAGTGTATTTTACAAAAGATAAAAAATCAGTTCTATATTTTTCTTGAGTAGATTTTTTTACTCTAGTTAAAATATCTAATTTTAATTGCCTTCTAACTTTCGGATCTGCAATCGCATTTATTTTTTCTAAACTAAGCATAATTTTTAATTATGGTACCAAAAACTATTTAACGGGAATCTGTTTGTAAGTCAAACACTATAGAGAATATATTAGGTACCATATTACAAAAATCCACCCCTCCCCCCTAATCAAAAGTTCGACTTTTGACTTTGGTCTGGTACCTCTATTAAAGCGCGAAGCGCTCTGGGAGGGACCCGCCCACATGCTCTTCTCTGTCCTGCGACACTTTGTCGCACCACTACATCTAGTAGTGCGACACTATGACATATTGACTAGCCGATACAATCCTTACAGTAGCCTTGCTTCCATGACCACCAATCTAATCGCACGACTTGACTACACCCACGACAAGTGTTCGTTTGTTGGCACCATTCATGTGCCTTGGTCAAGGCTTCTTTTTTAGAGAAGCCCTGGCCAATAAACTCTTCTTTCTTTAAATCAAC